GCATCGCCGGAAGTCGCCAGAAAACTTCGTGATCGCCTGATGTCAACTGTGCAAATTGTGATTACACACGAAGGCAGCAGACAGGTGCGAACCGTGAAGCCTGTCGACTTTGAAGAGGTATCAACCATTCGTCAGGTAATGGATAAGGTATTTAAAGTCAATTTTGATTTTTTAACGATCGCCGGAGAGTGAAGTACCCGTTCATGGAGGAGGAGACTCTTCCGGCAAAACTCGTTAGCCCCGTAAACGTCACACCATCAATGAACGCCATTATCTGTTCAGGAAAAGCCACTTATACCGATTTGCAGGAACGGTTATCTGTTCGTGATATGTATAACCTGCTGGAAATTATCTCGGTGGAATCATTTAACAAGCGGGTCTGGAATAAACATCAGGAGCAGCGATGATTATCAATGAGTTGGCCTACAAGGTCACAATTAAGGCCGATGAATTCCTGAATGGAAAACGGAAAGTAAAAGATGAAGTTAGTAAATTAAACAAAGATCTTTCCAGGGCTGAGAAGGAAAGGCTAAAGGAACTTGAAAAACGGCGGAAGGAAATGGAGAGGTTCGGTAAAACCGCTGTTTCAGCTTTCCGCAACGTGACAACAGCAGCCGCTGGATTTTTGGGAATTGGCGCAGGGTTGTATGGAATCAAGCAACTTTTTACATCTACTGCCAACGAAATTGTGAGGGCCAGCCAACAGGCCAAGTTTTTCGGCTCTGATGTTAATAAGATGTTTGGTGTTCAGCGGGGATTTCGCCAGGCTGGTCTTAACGGTGACTCGTTCATTTCATCTTCTGGGAATGCCAGAATGGCTTTGGCAAATATTGCCGATCCGACTGTTATGGGAGGGCTTACTGGCGCTGCCCAAAATTTGCTGATTCTTGGAGCTCGTACCGGATTAGATATCAATAAGCTCGGCGACCCAAACAAGGCTCTTGCTGAGTTTTCTCGCTATGGCAAGACTCATTCTCAAGAAAACCTGATGCAGGTGATGGCTGCATCAGGGTTCGATCCGACAGATGCCGCTAAAATAAAATCAGGGGAACTTAAGCAGCTTGTCGATTCAGAAACAAAGAAATCCCGTATTACCGCACAGCAGGTAAAAGAGCAGGAGAAGGTTGCTGCCACTCTTGGGCAACTTGATTCAGAGTTTTCCCGATTAAAGCAAAATTTAGCCATGGCATTCGCTCCAGACGTTATTGACGGGATGAAGGCTTTTGGTTCCTGGATTGAGAAACATCATGGCGACATCATTGGCTTTTTCAATGACGCCGGGAATATGACGAAGCAATTCACAAAGGCAGTTGGTGGTGCGGAAGAGGCTCTGAAACTATTGGCAGCAGCATATGTAGGAAGCAAACTTACAGGCGGTGCCCTTCCTCCATGGTTGGCTGGGTTAATAGCATATGGTTTGTACCTCTACAATGACAGGGAAAACATTGAGGGTGCAGCTAAAGGATCGTTTGATTACTCTAAGCGTGAACTTGGAGATACCATGCGCAGCATGGGGTTTGACACCGATTTTGGGCGTAGGGGAGATGAGATTTATGGCAATAACATTCAGCCAGATATCCCTCTCCCTGACGGAGTAAAGCCTGTAAGCATGGATTCTCTTCTTGATGCCATTCGTGAGGTGGAATCGAGTGGTGGTAAAAAACTTTACAGCCCGAAAGGTGCTGTTGGTCCGTATCAGCTCATGAAGGATACTGCCATAGCGTACGGGTTAAAGGTCGGGGATGGGATTGATGAGCGTCTTGATGAAGTGAAATCTCGCGCTGCTGCTGAAAGGTTCATGAGGGATTTGCTAAAGCACTATAAAGGCAATGTTAACCATGCGCTGATGGCTTACAACTGGGGGATGGGCAATGTAGACAAAAAGTTAAAATACATATCCAGTACCGGGTTTGATTCACCATCATCCAAATACTGGAACACCCTGCCGAAAGAAACGCGAGAATATGTACCAAAGATTCGCGCAGCTCTTAATGCAAAAGAAAACGAGACGCTGGCTTACTATCAGCAGCAGCAACGCATCGCTTCAACACCAAGCCAGACAACATCAAAAATTGACAACAGTCGTAGCAGCAGTACAACTATTGGCACGGTTGTTGTTAACAGTAACCCGACAACAGTTGATGCTCTTACCAGAAGTGTCAATCAGCAAGTTAGCCGGGTGTCAACAAACGCGGCATTTTCTAGTGGTGTAACACCTTAACGATCATGTCATAATGACGATTATTTTTTATTATCAAGACCGCCATTATGGTATATGTAATACCCTACCTGAATGGCGGAAAGAACTAGTCCGGTTCTGTTCTCGGTATTTTTTTTGCTTTCTCCTTGAAGATTTTTCTTTTGTTTTTTGGCGCTTGATAAAACCTCTCTTTCAATGTCCTCATACTGCATGCCATCGTAAGCGTTTTGGTATGCACCTTGGCATACGCGGGATATTGTCTGTATGAGGTCCATCCTTTTGGACTCCTGCAATGGAACGTTCTTTTCATAGGAGCTAACCAAGGACGATGAAGCTCTGTTGCAATCCACTAAAACTTGATGTGAAGTAAGGCCGCCAGACGAGAAGCACACGGAAGGGCTTAGCAGAAAGAGGATTGAGATGGTAGATTTTAAGATGTTCATTTTAGAGATCCGTATTGGTTATTTCAATTGCCCATTAAATGAAGAAAAAACACGCAATGCCTACTCAGGTGGGCTTGTCATCATTATTGACAACGATATGATCTTGACATTCGCTCAGTAAGGCGCTTATTTCACGATGATTAAACCCTTCAGCGATGAATCTTTTCCCGTCGTTAGTTTGTATCTCTAGCTTTTTCCCCTTGTTTCTGGCGACGAAATATCCAATTGCAGCAGATAAACAATTCATTGCCGCAGGGCTTGTTATTCCGTTAACAATTACTTGCACCCACTCTGGTGGAGACGAGCTGTCGAATGCTAGTGTTACATGTGGCTTATGTTCTAGCCCCCATGTTTGCATTGCTTCGTTTAATGATTCAACATCTTCTTGTCGGACGGTAAAAATGAAACTTTCCATCGTTTACACTCCATCGTTAAAAAATATTGGTAATGCCTTTAGCCTAATTTGGGGTGGGATATCATTGCTTCTCGGGAGAGAGGTCTCTATCGAGAGTGAGATTACCCCTACAGAATTCACCAAAATGGTGGTCGATGATCTTCGCCGGCAAGCAAAGAGCGGAGAGTTGAAAATGACTCAAGAAGAGTTGCGCACTTCGCTGCTTGCTGCCCTTGATGGAAATTAATTACTACTATCAAGAGTTTTTTAACCCTGGAATTATGGGTCTAGATAAACATCCACACCCTACAAGTTGTCCTGGGTGGATGTGCTTGAAAAAACCGATCCTGATTCCTTTACGAATAGAGTACTTTTTGCCATTGAGATTGCGGTGACTGGGATGTTTACATAGGAAATCCTCAAACACCCACGTTGCCTCAGTGATCTTAATCTTTAATCGGCGTGCCGCCTCAACCTCAGGATTAGTGATAGACCAAAGGATCATAGCAAGACGACCAGATATCTTTTCGCTAAGTCCGGTTTCTTGAATGATGTTATTCTTTGAGTTGTACAGGTTTTGACCATGCTTTACGACATCTTGGTATAGCCCTTTATGGTTCTTAACATCGATAATTAATTTCTTGATTATCAACAACTCATCTGCTGATGTTTTTTTAAATTCTACATTGATGATTTCATTTTCTTCCTTGCTAAGACATGCCATAGCAACCTCGTAATATCGTCTTCTTACTTGATGTTTGCTTCCTTAATGGCTGCAACCTCTCTCTCAAGAGCTATTAATCTTTCGGTTAAGGAAGAAAGGCTAAGCGAGTGAACATGTTTATTTTCTCCTGCCCATGCACTTAGAGCTGCAACCATTTCTGCATTTAAAGATCTGCCATTCTCCTCAGCTAACGCGGTTAGGCGATCCTTTATCTCCACAGGAAGTCGAAGATTAACTTGTGGGTTCTTGTACCTGCGTTCAGACATCAGCATATCCTGAATAATTTTTTACCACAGGATATGTAGGTATCTATTGACTATCAATGCGTACCTACATACTATGTATGCGTACCGCATACCAAAGGAGCGAAAATGAAAGTAAAAACGTTAAGGATGCCAGAATGGCTCGAAAAAGCTTTGGAGCAGTCAGCGAAAAAGGATGATCGGTCATTCAGCAATGAGGTGTTGAGGAGGCTTAAGGAGTCGGTAGCTAAGGACGGGATTGTTTGTCCAGAATGAGTAAAGCCCCAGATATTGCGAGTATCTAGGGCTTAAATCGCCAGTAAGTATTGAGGAAAAACTGACATGAAAAGTATAGCAACAGCGGTATCTACTATCAACGTGCCATTTCACGGCGCAGAGCTTTATGTTGTCAATCACAACGGCGAACCGTACACCCCAATGAAACCTATCGTTGAGGGAATGGGTATGGATTGGGCTTCACAGTTTACAAAGTTAAAACAAAGATTTGCTAAAGGTATTGTGGAAATCGCAATACCTTCAGTTGGCGGCGTGCAGACCATGATTTGCCTTGCTTTACGTAAACTGAATGGCTGGTTGCAAACCATCAGCCCTAACAAAGTCCGCCCTGAAATCCGCGACAATGTAATCCACTATCAGGAAGAGTGTGACGATGTGCTCTACGAGTACTGGACTAAAGGCCATGTGGTTAACCCGCGCAAAGCTAAAAAGGCATTGCCGGGTAAAATCACCACTGAACAGCAGGAAGCCATTAAACAACTTGTCATGAGTCGCGGTCAGTCTCTGCCAAAAGAAAAACAGGCGAAGGCGATGATCACCATGTGGTCGTCACTGAAATCTCATTTTGGATGTTCATACAAAGAAATCCGTGAGGAGCAGTTTACCGAAGCACTGTCACTTGCAGCTCGAGTTCCACTTGAAGGCGAATTCATCGGCAAGTCGAAACATAATGAGATGAGTTGTTTTGATTGGAGGATGAATGTTCATAACCTGAACTCGGCGTGCATTCATCTTGATGCCATGTACAGAATATGGAGAGACGAAATGGAACCCGCTTTGCGATTGCTTGGCTCTCCGGTTGCGACCAGATTTTGCGGAAGAATTGCAGATTGCTATTCCGTAACTGCAAGCGTTAAGAAAAGTCTGGAGGATGCCGCAGGGCTGAAAGGCTTACAACCATTTTAACCACCTGCACGAAAAGTGCAGGTCAAGAACAAACGCAACAACCCAGCTTCGGCTGGGTTTTTGTTTAATGGAGAGTAGATGGGCATAATCGATTTAAACACAGCAGACATATTCAATGCTATCGGTGGTGGCTCTCCGCTTTCGATCATCGACAGCGTTCTGCATCCCCAGTATGTGATTCGTGACAGGGAAACTGGCGAGGTTGCTCTTGAGTTCAGTGGTATGGCATCCGTACAGCCAAGCGGAAGGGCGCAAATAACAAACGCTCCGGTGGAGAAAGGGAAATACCAGTCCATCAACAAAGTTAAAGAACCCGCCAGAGTAAGATGTGCAATCATCGTAAATGGTCTTACTGGTTTTTCCGGCAACATCCCGAATATTTTCGATCTCACATTCACAAGCCAGAACAGCACGCTGAACACAATCAAAACGATGCTGTCCTCTGCAAAAACATACGATATTGAAACGCCGAAGGAAACTCTGGAGAGTTTCGACCTTGTTGACCACTATTACGAAGTTAACTCTCAAAAGGGGGTGACTCTTCTGACGGTTTATCTTGATTTTCAGGAGGTCATTCAGCAAATGGAGGTTATCCTCTCCGGATCTCAGTCAGAACAGAAGCCAACGGATAACAATAAGTCGCAGGGAGATGTAGGAGTTGATCCGCAAATAACCAATGGCGGAGCCAGGGAATCTACTGTCGATGAGCTAAGTAAATCATGGTCATCACTGAAGTCATCTGTTGGCGAAATCACTGGAAAAATCTCCGACACAATCAAGACTGAATTTCAGAGTGCTCTTGATACGGTATCCAAACCAATACTCGAAGTCACAAACAGCGCAACAAAAAAAGCGGAAGATATTGCAAAAAATATAGTTAAGGCGAGTACATGATTACAGTATCTGTTCTTCCCAGCAAATCTCAGTCCATTTCGGTAAGTCTGGCTGGTCAGCAATGTAATATAAAAATTGTTCAGCGACAGAGTTTTATGTACATGGATTTAACTGTTAATGAAGTCCCAATTATGCAGGGCGTTCCATGTCTGCATGGGAATAAGATGGTAAGATATTCATACCTTGGATTTAAGGGAGACCTTATTTTCATTGATAATGATGGGGAATCGGACCCGCGATGGGAAGGATTGGGTAGCCGTTACTTGCTGTATTACATCGAGGAAAACGAGCTTGTATAAAAATCACAGTCTTCGGTTTGACTTCACGAATGAATCATCAGCATTTGATAAAAATGGAAACAATAAAATCTCCATCAGAAATGTTAAGTCAACAGTATCCCTGAACTTTGTTACCGGTCGTGGAGGTGCTCAGGCTGATATATCTCTTTACGGGTTAGGAATTGAAAGACTTGCTGATATATCAGGGAAGGCTGATGGTATTGTTGGGGAAGGTCAGAAGTTAAATGTTGAGGTATTTGCTGATGATTCTCTTGTTTTCTCCGGCACGATGCTTTCATCAATAGCAAACATGAATTCTGCTCCTGAAAGCAGTCTGATGATAACAGCCTCTTCTAATGTTGATTTACAGAACATGCCAGCAAGCCCGTTTACAGCGCAGGGGGCGCAAAGTGTTGAAGATGTCATCTCATCCATTTGTGCAAGTGCAGGTTATGAAGCTGTGTTTAATAATGTAAAAGGGATGACAACATCAGGAAGTCCGCATTTTGAAGGAAGTGTTTTTGAGCAACTTTATAGGGTCTGTTCAGATTATGGACTGGCGATGTCAGCTACGCCACCGACAAAAGTAGAGTTCTGGCCTTCAGAAAAAAACAGAGACGATGTAATTCCGTTTATATCCAGAGAATACGGACTTGTTGGATATCCTGTATTTTCAAATGGGGGACTGATGTTTCAGACGCAATATTCATCTCTCCTTTGCATTGGAAGATATGTGGATATCAAAACAGGACTACCACATGCAAGCGGAAGGTATAAGTTAACCTCCGTTCGGCATGAGTTATCATCATGGATGCCAAATGGTTCATGGCACTCAATATGTATTGCCGCCAGAACAGCGGAACAAAGAGCAGAGGCGCAACAGAATAATGGATAAGCAACTATTTACTCCAACGCCTGCTCAGGTAAGTGAGGCTCAATCTCAGGAATATATTTTTGAGATGATGATGTCTGGATATTTCTTCATTGAGTTAGCGAGAGTTCAGGAAGTCAGGGGGAAAGCACCGGATTTAGTTGTTGACGCTCTTCCTTTACTAACCAGAACAGACCGTACAGGAAAAATGATTTCTAACTCGGTTTTATATGACCTTCCCGTATGGCGGTTGCAAAGAGGAAACAGCGCTGTAATTATGGACCCTGTGGCGGGTGATATTGGTCTGATTGCGATATGTGACAAAGACACATCACTGGTAAGAAAAAATCGTAAAGAATCAGTACCTGGAAGCAAAAGGCGACACAGTAAATCTGATGCAATTTATCTTGGTGGGGTATTAAATATTGCACCTACTCAATTCATTGAATTTGCTGATGGTGCAATAAACATAACCACGCCTAACCCACTAAATATTAAATGTTCATCGTTAAATATTGATGCTCCTGATGGAGTCAACATGAATACTCCTTTACTTAAAGTTAGCGGTGATATTCAGGATAACGCAAGTTCACAGTCATCTACTGTTAAAAATTTAAGGGACAATTATAACAATCACAAACATTCTGTTTCAGGTGTACAAAGTGGTGGGGCAACAATAAATTCCAATGCAACGGATAAACCGACATGACATACAGAACTATGCAACTGGACACATCTACGTGGGACTTGACGCTTGACGGAAATGGCAATCTGGCGATCGCAGAAGAATCATATTCTGTTGCTCAGGATGTCGCCAGTGCATGCCTGGTGTTTTCAGGAGAGTGTTATTACGACAATACACTTGGGATCCCATGGAAGGCAGAAGTTCTTGGCAGGCGACCATCTCCTGGTTTTATTGCTCAGAAAATGCAGGCTGAAGCACTCAAATTACCCGTTGTTGAGGATGCTCTGGCATCAGTTTTCTTTGACAAGAATACACGCACAACTCGCGGCACAATCCGCGTTACAGATATCAATGGTAATATTGCACAGGCCACCTTATGACGATATTAAATACGGCTGTTCCTGATGTAACCATCACTGAAAACGGTCTTTCAGTTCCCGACATAGCGGATGTGCTGGCGGGAAGACTTACAGACATGTCAACGGCTCTTGGCGGTGGTGCTAGTCAATCACTGAGTTCACCGCAAGGGCAGATCGCACAGTCTGACACTGAAATTATTGCTCAGGAATACGACAAACTTCTTTGTTTGTTTAATCAAATTAACCCTGACTTCTCAACTGGCAGATTCCAGGACGGGATTGGCCGGATTTACTTTATGGAACGGATCGCTGCTCAGGGGACAGTTGTTACAGCAACATGCATTGGTCAGGTCGGAACGACAATCCCCGCGGGAAGCACAGCCATTGATACCAATGGATATATTTACCGGTCTATCGACATCGCAACAATACCAGCATCAGGAAGCATTGATGTTCAGTTTGTAAATAACACAACCGGACCAATACCCTGTGCAGCAGGTGCATTAAATCAGATTTACCGTGCAGTATCTGGATGGGATGCGATCACAAACGCGAGCCCAGGCGTTGTTGGCGTTGATGTTGAATCACGTATTGCATTTGAAACACGTCGCAAGCAGTCGGTCGCGAGAAATAGCCGTAATCAGGACGCATCGACACTATCTGCCTTGCTGGCTACGAATGGTGTGCTGGATGCCTATGTATGGTCAAACAGAACTGCAGCCACAGTAAATCAGGGAGCTACTAACTTCCCTGTGGTGGCGCACTCTATTTACATCTGTGTGTATGGTGGAACTGATGAGGATGTAGCGGAGTCAATTTTCCAGACGTACAACCCTGGAGCAAATCTGAACGGAGATACCTCGTACACGGTTTACGACAATGTTAACTATCTACCTCCATACCCTTCCTATGTAATGCAGTGGCAAAAAGCAACTCCGACGAGGGTTTATTTTAGCGTTGAGCTGGATAGCTCTCTTAATCCACCTAGTGATATCACATCACAAGTGAAAAGCATGATCGTATCAGTTTTCAATGGTGGTTATGAGGGGATCGGGAAGGCAAGGATAGGCTCTACCATTAACGCCGGTAAGTATTATGCTCCGGTTATTTCAATATCACCTGACACCGTTGGGATTTTATCGCTTGAAGTCTCCATTGATGGATCAGCCTATGGGCCAGCAATAACAATGGGTATCGACCAGGTTCCGACAATTCAGGAATCAGATATTACCGTAATTCTATCGTGAGGGGTGAGGCATGTGGGAAGACACAATACTTACCCAATACTCAGCAAGTAAGAAATTATTGTCCATCATAGACACATTTAACCAGGCAGTGAGTCTTGATGATTTCACAGAGGAATTCATTAAAAAGGTATGGGATTTAACTACCTGCGAAACATTCGGGCTTGATATGTGGGGGAAAATTGTTGGCATAAGCAGATATATTGTTGCGCCAATAGATAGCGATTCATTTGGATTTAGCGAAGCAGATGATGGGAGTACTGATTACCCGGCACCATTTAATAATTCTCCGTTTTACGTCGGCATTCAGGAAACAACGAATGTCAGGCTTGGGGATGATGCTTACAGAACATTAATACTCTGCAAGGCTTTTACTAACATCAGTGTGGCAACCATTCCTGATATAAATAAATTTCTTAAAATACTTTTTTATCAACGAGGCAGAGCATATTGTGTCAATTACAGAGATATGACCATTGGTATAAATTTTGAGTTCTCACTTGCTCCCTACGAAGAATCGATTTTAACAAATTACGATGTGACTCCTGTACCAAGTGGAGTTCAGGTAAATATCAAACAAATTGTAAGCCCATACTTTGGTTTTGCTACAGATGCATATCCATTTAATGACGGCACATTTTATAGGAATTAAGCATGAATCGTTCTGACTCACCTAAAAAACAACCTAAGCCATTTGGAGTTAATGGACAGAGAGTGGCAATATTGCCAACCACCCCTGCAGGTGATAACTCAGCATCGTATGAACAGGGGTTCCCTCCAATAACAATGATCCTGAAATCTGCTGGCGGTTTGCCGCCAAAAGGCCAGGATATGAACCAAATTTTATACGAACTTTCTGCTCTGGGGAGATGGTCGAGCACCGGGGCGCTGAACACTTTTGATTCTGAATTTGCTTCGGAGATTTCTGGATATCCGTCTGGGGCGATGCTCATATCGGACGATGGGGAAAGAATATTCATTAATACAACAGAAGGAAATCTATCTGATCCAAACAGCAATGGTACCGGGTGGAAAGATATTCTTTCATACCTTGGTTTGGGGGAAGCGGCAAAAATGTCTGCCGCTGCACTTGTCATTAACGGTAATACGTTGACAGCAAAAATCCCGGTAGTTATTAACGGCGTTAACATGGAGTTTATTATTCAGGCATCTCAGATATCCAGCTCAGCAAGAAATGGTGTTATTACCTTCCCATCCGCATTTCCAAATGCGTGTATTGCGATTTTTGCGCATGACTTTGCGACAGCGTCTACGGATTTATCGAATGTTCGGTTCTATATTCCAGGAAGAACATCAGCATCATGGATAGGGCAAAATATGAGTACAGGCAGTGAATCATCACCTGCAACATGGTGTTGGCTGGCAATTGGCTGGTAAATGGAGAAAACAATGAAATATTTTACATCTGCTCCGATTGCTCTTTATAACTCCGATATATCCTCTTATATACCCGGTGACGCAGTAGAAATCAGTGATGAAGTATATGACGCACTTATTGCTGGTCAGGAGGCAGGAAAGAATATTACGGCAGACAGTAACGGACTGCCTGTACTGGCAGAACCCGCACAACCAACTCATGATGAATTGGTTGCAGCATCTGAATTAATGAAACAGCATCTGATTGATGCTGCTATGGCTTCCATCAGTCTGATTCAGCTGAAATTGCAGGCCGGACGTAAACTGACGCAGGCAGAAACAACCCGCCTTAACGCTGTGCTGGATTACATTGACGCGGTGACAGCTACTGATACCAGCACCGCGCCGGATGTCATCTGGCCTGAACTGCCGGAGGCGTAGGCCATTCAATATCTGGC